TGAAAACATTATAGAATCATATGCTAATAACTTCGCGGGTATAACTCTGAATCAAGATTGGGGACCTTCAGAAGCTTATTTTTCTAAATCTAAAAAGTTTTTCTGTACCCCAGCAAAGAATCCAATGGTTTATTTTGATACACTAAATGATCAACTTAACTTTATGTTCGAAAGATGGAGAGGTTATCCTACTTCATTAAAATTACAAAATAATGTAACCGACATAACTAAATTTGTTGTAATTACGTTAAGTGCCGATTTTACTACTGGACAAAACAACTATAATGCTTATGTTGGTACAAATGAACTTAAAAATTTTGAAGCAATAGTTCAGAAATCAATTGATTTATATAATTCAGTAACTCGATAAATTTTTAATCAATTAAAGATATTTATAATAAAAAACATATGAACGTTAAACTAATATTGGATAATTACTTAGGTAAAAACACCAAAACAACAGAAAAAGACTTGGGTGATGGTTCTAAACAAGTTTGTGATTTAGAAACTGGTGAGTGTTACGTTGTAAGAATGAAAGATGGATTAATTGAAAGAGTTGATAATACGATGAAAACACACAAGAGAATTCAAGTTGAAACTACTAATGGAATAAAACAATTATTAAACGGATAACAAAAAATGAAAGTAGATATTAAAATTCTGAACGAAATCAGACGATACAAAGATATAAATAACTACTTGGTAGAACAAGATGTTCCACCTCCACCACCACCTGCTGGTGACTTAGGTGCTGTACCTCCACCTCCAGGTGATTTAGGTGCAACCCCACCTCCTCCTGGTGGAGAAATACCACCAGCTCCTGGTACACCACCCCCAGCACCACCTGCAGCACCACAACCTATTGATGTAGAAAAAGATCCAGATGTTGAAAAAGTTGGTGGAGAAGGTAAGGAGAAAAAAATCAAAGTTACTGATTTAGTAAAAGGTCAAGAAACTGTTGAGAAAAAACAAGAGGCTTACTTTGAAAATTTATTTCAACACCTAGATGAGTTGGAAAGTAAATTATCTAATATGGATCAGATTATTGATAAATTAAATTCTATTGAAACAAAAATAGAAAAATATAGAGTTAAAACACCTGAAGAAAAACTTGAATTGAGAACATTGGATTCAGGACCATTCAATCAAAAATTAACTCAATATTTTGAAGAAAAGGAAGATGAATTTGAAGAATCAGGAAAAGACCAATATATTCTAACACCTGATGAAGTTGAAAATTATTCACCGAATGAAATTAAAAGAAGTTTCAGAAACTTTGAAGATATAGCAGATCCTGATTCTTTTAATAATAGCGGATATCAAAAAATATATTAAAATTCCATTTGACAAACCCACGGCTGACACTTACTATTGTGTATAATATTTTCTAACTAAAAACTTTTTACAATTATGGCGACAAATGCTTTAGATGCAATCTTGGCTCAGTATGAGCAATCACAAAAATCAAGTTCAACTTCGAACAAAATGTCTCAAGACGAGAGGATGAAGAAATACTTCGCAGCTCTTCTAAAAGACAATGAAAAACAAGGACAAAAAAGATTAAGAATTCTTCCAACTGGTGATGGTAGTTCCCCCTTCAAAGAGGTGTGGTTTCACGAAATCCAAGTTGATGGTAAATGGCAAAAATTTTATGACCCAGGAAAGAACGATAATGAGCGTTCCCCACTTTCTGAGGTGTATGAAGAACTAATGTCAACTGGTAGAGATGCCGACAAAGAACTTGCCAAACAATATAAACCCCGAAAATTTTACATCGTTAAATTAATTGATCGTGACAACGAACAAGATGGTGTAAAGTTTTGGAGGTTCAAACACAACTATAAAAACGAAGGTATATTAGACAAACTAATTCCTATCTTCCGTGCTAAAGGTGATGTAACTGACCCAACTAAAGGAAGAGACATTATCCTTGAAATGACTAAAGCTAAAACCCCTAAAGGTGCTGCATATACAGTTATTCAAACTATTATGTATGATGATCCAGCTCCTATTCACGAAGACAAAGAAACTGCTGATGGTTGGGTAAATGATGAGTTATCTTGGGCGGATGTTTATTCTAAAAAACCAGTTGAATACTTGGAAGCTATTGCTAAAGGTGAAACACCAAGATGGGATAGTGAAAAAGGTGGTTATGTTTATGGCAACTCTGATGCGGGTGAAGTATCCTTCGGTGGTAAATCTACACCAACTTACTTAGACGACTCCAACGACTTTGAACCAAATGGTGACTTACCTTTCTAAAATTATTATCTAACCTGAACCCCATTCTAAAAGTGGGGTTCTATTTTATTCCTTAAAAATTATAAAATGGCAATTAAGAAAAACGACTTTAGTAGTATAAAGAAGAAATTCTCGACTTCTGCTAAATACAAACCCCAAAGATATTTTGAATTGGGTACTGAATTTTTGGATGCTGTTGGATTACCAGGTCCCGCTGTAGGACACCTTAATATGTTATTGGGACACTCAGATACAGGTAAAACAACTGCTCTTATTAAAACTGCTGTTGATGCACAAAGAAAAGGTATTTTACCTGTCTTTATCATCACAGAACAAAAGTGGAGTTTTGAACACGCAAAACTTATGGGACTTAAATGTGAAGAAGTTGTTGACGAAGAAACAGGTGAAATGGATTGGGATGGTTTTTATCTATTTAACAATAGTTTTGAATACATTGAACAAATTACCGATTATATAAATGAACTATTGGATGCTCAAGAAAAAGGTGACTTGGAATATAGTTTATGTTTTATGTGGGATTCAGTTGGTTCTGTACCTTGTAAAATGACTTATGAAGGTAAGGGTGGTAAACAACATAACGCTTCAGTTCTTGCTGATAAGATTGGTATGGGTATCAATCAAAGAATCTCTGGTAGTAGAAAAGCTGAATCTAAATTCGAAAACACTTTGATTATCGTTAATCAACCTTGGGTAGAATTACCTGATAATCCATTTGGACAACCAAAGATTAAAGCAAAAGGTGGTGAAGCGATATGGTTGAACTCTTCTTTGGTATTTTTGTTTGGTAATCAGAAAGGTGCTGGTACAACTAAAATTACAGCAACTAAAGATAAAAGAAGTGTGAAGTTCGCCTCAAGAACTAAAGTATCCGTACTAAAGAATCATATCAATGGTTTAGGTTACGATGATGGTAAAATTATTGTTACACCTCACGGATTCCTTTCAGGTAAAGATACTGCTGAAGAAAAAGTTTCTATTGAAAAATATAAGAAAGAATACGCAGATTATTGGAAAGAATTGTTAGGTTTGGAGGGAGATTTTGACTTAAAAGAAGAAAAAGAATATGAATAAGCTAAAAGTTATATCACTATTTTCAGGTTATGGTACACAGGAGTTGGCACTAAAATATATTGGTGTTGACTTCGAGAATGTTGCAAATTGTGACATACTTAAAACCGCTAATATTGCTTATGATTCATTACACGAAACAACATTGGGTAATTTGGGGGATATATCGAAGGTAAACGAGGATGAGTTCCCCAAATGTGACCTTTTAACCTATTCATTCCCTTGTCAGGATATATCAATATCTGGTGTACAAAAAGGAATTCAGAAAGGTACAAGAAGTGGACTATTATATGAAGTTGAAAGAATCTTGTTGAAGAATCAACCGAAGTTTCTTTTGATGGAAAATGTTAAAAACTTGGTATCTGAAAATCATATTAAGAACTTCAAAGACCACATTTTATATTTGAATCTTTTGAGATATGGATGTGCTTGGAGAGTATTAAATGGTGCTGACTATGGTTGTCCACAAAATAGAGAAAGAGTGTTTATGATGTCAGTTTATGGGATGTCGAATGATGAAGTTGGTAAGATTATGGATGGGGTTGAGAAACACAGAAAAGAAAGAGTACCAATGAAACCATTCATCGAAAATGACATTGTGGAGGGCTTATTTATTGAATGTGAGGTTACACCTAACGAACCTAAAAAGAATAGTGTGTGTAAACTAATAGGTAGGAGAAACGATGTTAAGTATGACCAAGCAAGACGTATCTACTCTATTGAGGGATGTTCCCCTTGTTTAACAACAACTGGTTCACCACAGATAATGACTGAAGATGGTAGAATAAGAACAATTACTGGTAGAGAAGGATATAGATTTATGGGAGTTAAAGAAGAAGATATTGATAACTTATTATCAACAAGTTTAACAACTAATAATCATATTGCCTTGGCAGGTAATTCGATATGTGTACCTGTAATGGAAGCAATCTTTACAGAATTTTTAGGTGAGTATATCACAAAAGAAGAAAAGAATTTAGAAAACAATTTAGTTAACCCCTTAAATTAAAATAATGACTAAAACATTATTGGTAGATGGTAATAACCTAATGAAGATTGGCTTTCATGGGGTTAAAGATTACTATCACAATGGTAATCATATTGGGGGTATTTGGCATTTCCTGAACACTTTAAGACGATTTATCGAAGAACACAACTTCGATAAAATCGTTGTGTTTTGGGATGGGGAAGGAAATTCGAGTAAACGAAAAGTTATATATCCCCAATACAAAGAGAATAGAATCCAAGAACAAAATGAATTCAAAGTTCAATCTTTCTCTTTTCAAAAAGAGAGGGTTAAACAATACTTGGAGGAAATGTTTGTTAGACAAGTTAATGTTGAAAACAATGAAGCAGATGATTTAATTGCTTATTATTGTCATATTGCTGAAAATGAAAAGATTACAATATTTTCATCAGACAAAGATTTGACCCAACTTATTTCCGAAAATGTTTCAATTTATTCCCCATCGGCAAAACAGATGTATAAAAATGGGGATAAAATAAAACTAAAAGAACACGAGATTCCACATAATAATATATTAACTTATAAGGTATTATGTGGTGATAAGTCAGATAATATTGATGGAATATATTATTTGGGGGATAAAACATTGTTCAAATTATTTCCTGAACTACTTGAACAATACGTAACAATTACCGATATTATTACCAAAGCAGAAACTCTTTTGAAGGAAGATAAAGATAACACGGCAATCAAGAATCTTCTTACAGGAAAAACCAAAACAGGAATTTATGGTAATGAATTTTTTGAAATCAATAAAAAGATTGTAGATTTGTCAGACCCATTAATTGATGATGAAGGAAAACAGATGGTTGAACTTTATTATAAAGAAACCTTGGATCCTGATGGAAGGGGACATCGAAATCTGATAAGAATGTTGATGGAAGATGGATTCTTTAAGTTTCTTCCGAAGGGTGATGATGCTTGGGTAAATTTTGTAAAACCATTTTTGAAACTAACACGAAAAGAGAAAAAAAATTTTAACACAAAAAACTAAAAAAATGAGAGAAATTAATGATGTAACAAAGCTTGAATTTTTGATGATGGTAAATGATAATATTATCGTCCAAAGATTTTTCAACGTAAGGGATTTCAATGTTGATGCCAGAAATTCAATCGACTTTCATGAATATATGAATGACTTGATTGATAAATTGAATCATCAGTTGAAGATGAAGGCTGTAAGTTATCTTTTGGAAAATCAATTCGATATAACCAACAATCCGAATATATTGAATACTTCCTATGTTGATGGCCCTGAGTACTTTAACATATATTTAAGACAGGGTGATAAGTTACTTTGTCACAGAAGATTTGACGCGAAAATCTACCCCCCAAAGGTCAGATACACAGTTGATATCAGACAAACAATTAAAGGAATTCTTCAAGAATTAACTTCAATATTTTCAGCAAAAGACCTTTCTTTTGATTATCTTGGACTTAATACCAGAGTGTAATATTTATTCATACAATAACTTAAACTTATGTCATCTAATAAAAATTTTGATTACTTAGGAAGCTCATTTCAGGTACAACTACTTAATCAAATTGTAGTAGATAAAGAGTTCTCAAGGTCTATTGTTGATGTTATTGAACCCAATTATTTCGATAACAAATACTTCAAAATCATCATTCAAATGATTAAGGAGTATAATCAAAAGTGGGATGGAGTTCCTAGTTTTGAAACACTTGAACAAATTACTAAGTCTGAATTTCAACAAGAATCTATTGCCAAAGTAGTTATAGATACTATAAGAAAAATCAAGGAAGCACCAGTATCTGGTGGGGACTTTGTACAAGAAAAAGCTTTGAAGTTTTGCAAACAACAAGAGTTACAAAAAGCAATAACGAAAGCTCAAAAGGTTATCGATGGTGGAGAGTTCGAGAACTACGATGCCCTTGAAGAAATGATACGTGAAGCACTCCAAGTTGGGATTGTTGAAGATGGAATGTTAAACGTTTTCTCCAACTTGGATGATGTTCTGAATGAGGATTATAGACACCCAATACCTATGGGAATACCTGGTATTGATAGATTACTAAAAGGTGGTTTGGCTAAAGGTGAAATCGGTGTTGTATTAGCACCAACAGGTGTTGGTAAATCAA